TCTTTCAACTGCTCAACTACTGATACCTTTAACACCTCATTCTCAATCTTTCTTACTTCAACTTGTAGTGCGTCAATAGATTGTGTGGTATGATACTTGTAATAGTAGCGTAAGATCTCACCTACAATCCATTTGTGAGCAGGATTGTCGAACATCTCGGTGTCGAGAATGTCGTTAATGTTTTGTAGAAACTCTTTGTGCTTTAATAAGCTTGATAAAACCTTGATTTGAAAACCGATTCCGTACTGCTGTAACTGATTTAAATTCGACATAACTATTTATACTTTTGTAAATTGTGAAAGTGATTGAATAACCATGTTTGTACATTCTGAATTGAGTTACCTAACTCATCTTCATGATACAATGTAAGAAATTTCTGTGAATCATATACCTTAAAAGGATTTAGTAACACACTATTTATTTCTTCTATGGCTTCTTCTGGTATATTAGGATTCTTCAAGTCCATCAACTTTTGATTAATGCGTAATTGAAACTCAAAGTTCTTGATAGATTCAAGTATCTTCTGTTTACCTTCACATTTTTCTAGAATGTCATCGAGTGTTATAAGATCATCCTTTGCTAACTCTGGAAAATGCTTTAGCATTGTTTTAGATCCTAGGCCTTTTACTCCAGGTACATTATCACCAGAATCACCTAGTAGTATCTTCTGTGTTAAGAAGTTATTTGGTGATACTCCAAACTCAGTTAGTACTAGATCGTGATCATAGAATTTTTTCTTAGTAGGAGAGTAGACTGTAATTTTGTCTGACACTAATTGTAAGTAGTCACGATCACTTGACATAATCGTAACTTCACCACTAAGTCTCTGACTGATGTAACCAATCACATCATCTGCTTCAATCTTGTCAATTGAAATAAGATCAACAGGAAGTGTCTTCAAATAAAAGATCAACCTGATTAGTTGTTCTGTTATTGCATCAGACTCTTCTTGCTGTGATTCAAATGAGTCCCAATTAGTAACTCTAGTTAAACCACGATTACCTTTATAATCTGGGTAAATGTACCTTTTGTTAGTTGATGAACCTTGCCCATCAAACACTACAATAACTCTAGTAGGCCTAACTAATTTAATTACATGTCCTAATGATCGTAAAAAGCCAGTTAGTCCACCAATATGCGATAGGTCTTTATTGACCCAACCAATAGCAGCAAATGCTCTTAAGAAGGTGTTTAGCCCGTCTATCAAAAGCACTCTGCTGTCTACTGAGTCTAGGTCTTTCTCCTCTTTTAAAGAGTCGAATATTTTTTGGAATTCTTTATTCATTAATCTGCTGTGTCAAAAATGTCAGGTGATAATGGTGTTTCTTCTTCAACTACATCAAATGATGTTGATCCAAGGACTTTCATCCACTGATCAGAATACTGCTTCTTGTAATCATCAAGAGCTTTCTTGTCATCATTAATGAAGCCGTGCACTGTCATAATAACTTTATTGACAGCTGTAACACCAGTCACGTGATTCTTGTCACAACTAATCCTGGTACGTTTAGCAAACTCAACCTCTTTACCATTCTTGGTTGCTTTGATCTTATTGGTACCAGCACGAGCAATATTACCAAATGTGATAACTAATGATGCATCGAAGTACATTGTGTTACCACCTTTGTTATTTAGTGTAGGTTGGCCCATTGGTGAATCAGGCTTTGCTACCCATACTTTATTAACTGCTACTAATGTATTAGTATAAGGCTGTGATGCTTTACGTGATAATACGACACGCTGATTGATAAAGTTACCAAACTGTTGAGACATTGCTCCTGCGTTCCACTCATTATTGTTTGTGCTCTTCTCAATCGACATTCTACAAGGAATAGATCCAACAGAGTCCCAGAAGAAACAAATGTTGTAAGGAAGTGTTCCACGTTTTTGCTCATCTAAAATATCAGCAATGAAGCCTGCAACGTCTTCGATACACTCTAACCTTTCACGGTCAATGTATAAGAAGAAGCCTTTATAGTCTACAACTTCACCAGTTGCTGGATCTGCGATCTCTTCGAATTGAAAGCCCATCTCACGAGCGTGATTCCAATCCCACTTCATCTCTGTAATAATGAATACAGGTAAGATGCCTAACTTTTGTGCACTAACTGCAGCTTCAAGTAGTGCAGTTGTTTTACCTGTATCAGAGTGTCCTCTTAACAATGTAATGTGACCAACAGGAATACCTGGAATTTGTAGTGTGTCTTGAAATGCTTGTGAAAGTGGGATCCAAGATTGTTCTTTAAAAACTACACCAGCAGATAAGTTCTTACCTTTCTTAAACTTCTCAAGGTCTGCTGTACCTTTGATTGCACTAGATATAGTGCTAGTAAGCGATTCTTTTGCTTTTGCCATACAAAACTATTAGGTTAAAAAACCCTGGCTTAATTGCCAGGGCTTTGTTATTAAATATCGAACAGATCATCAATTGCCGAATCCACACTTGGCTTAGTAGTGCTCAAAGTGTATTGTCCAGATTGAGGTTGCTTAGGAGTAACTTCATCAGCTTCTTCTTTTAGATCTTCTTCTGGGTTCAAATGCTTAAGAAGGGCTTCTTTCATCTCATCATAGCTATACCTCTTGAACTGTGTCAAAGGATCTGGTTGATTCTCTAACCATAGTTTTACTTTGTCAGCATCATCTGATAGAGGTGTTGACTTAGTTCTAACACGAATAGTCGATGTGTTGTACATCAAACCTGTTGTTTCTTTACCAGCAGTTTCAACTGTAATGTCACGGCCAGTAATAGGATCAGTGTAGTCTCCTACGTCCTCATCTTCAGCGATAGAAAGTAAGTCCATATAGACTTGCTTACCAAACTCCCAAAGACGAACTCCTTTGTCTTCTTCTCCACGTACAATTACAGGAGCGAAAACACGCATTTTTGGTTCAAGCTTCTTAGCTAGTTGCCAGTTGTCCTTTTCACTAGACTTACGAAGTCCTTGAGCAAATTCAACAATAGGATCCTTTTCACCAAAGTTAGTAAGTGCCATCATAGAACGATTGTTAATTCCATAATGCATGTAAACTTCTTTGAAAGGGTTTTGCTTATTAAACATAGAAGGCACGATACGTACCGAATGTTTACCCACGGTTGGCCTCCAAATAGTTAATGTGAGGTCCTTCTTTTGTCCTCCACGTGGATTCTGTAGAGCCGACAATCTTGATTTAATGACTGAAATGTCCATATATAACTTGTTTTGGTAAACGTAAGAAAAAAGAAAGAATAGAAAAAATCGTTCTTTCTAGTTACACAGCAACTATCTTGTGAATAGTGGTGTTAAGTCTCTTGAGGTCTTCACCTTGAGTGAGAAGGATAGAGTTCTTGTAGTCATTCCAATTGATCACAAAAGATGTATCAAGTACTCCACTGTTCAACTTCTTGATCAAAGTGTTCAGAGCATTGATAGTATAAAGAGTGTTTGACTCTTTCTTTCTATGGAGTAGGATAGTGTTAGGGAGAATCTTGGTCTGGCCTCCTTGGAGTTCAATGTTGTACGTGCACATGTACTCCTCAGATTCTGGTGAAGCCAAAACGAAGATCTTTTTATATAGAATGGTGTACTCTCTGTTAATTTCTCTTAGTGTGTCATCTAGACCATCTTTAGAGGTGAAAGTACAAAACAACTTATTCATAAGTGATTCCTGGGTAAGTTCGACTATTTTATTTTCTATCATAACTGGTTACTGTTAATAAATATTGTAATACTTGTTAGAAAGCGTAGTTGGTGCCGTATTTGTGTTTAACGATCATGCCGTTGTTTTCTAGTATCTCTTTTATCTTTTTTAATAATGATTTGCCGTCTTGGGCCGAAAAGTCAAATAAGAAAGAATCGTAGGTGATCAAGATCAGCTTTGTCTTCTTCTTACTTAGAAGTTTGTTTAGTTCTAAGATCTTGTCGATGTTCTCCTTGGTCTCCAAGTTCTGGACTATATAGTTGAACAGTTTTAGCTTGTTCATGCCAGGAAGTTTCTTCAAGATCCTTCCAGTTGGTAGCACGGCTGCTTTATGGGCATTGTACTTCTTCCATTCTTGGTCGATAAACTCACTCAGGTGCTTAAAGAAGTCAATATGTTTGTATTGGGCTTCAATACCTCCATACAGTTGCCTAAAGGTAATAGTCTTTGATTCTTTATACTGCTCGTCAGTCAGCTCGTCCAGGTTGAAATATGCGCGTCCTAAATAGGTGTGCATAGACTCTTTTGGAGGTTCAAAGCCAATCAACCTAGATATTAGCCTCAAGTGGTATGCATCAAAGTCAAACTCTACTAGAAAGTCGTTCTTTGGTACAAAGCACTGTCTAAAGTCCTGGTCCTTTGGTATAGCTAGAAAGTTAATACCATTGAATGAGTTAGTAGGCCTTGCTGTCAAGTTATACAAGTTGTAATAAGAATAGACTATGTTTCCTGACAGACTAAACTCTGGGTGTTGAAACTGGAACTTCTTACTAAAGCAGCTTAGGTCAACTTTGACACCAGACTCTTCTACTTTCTTATATGCCTCAACTAATTTGTCTTGGAGTTCAATGTCCATCTCAAGATAAAAATAGTCTTTAACCAATTTGTACAAACACTCACACTTTTGATAGTGTTTAGTGATTGGTATGATCTCATTGATCGTTGGTAAAACTGTCTGTTTTATGTAGAAGTCTCTATGGACCGGCGTGTTACATTCGAAAGAACTATACTCGTTGTTTTTGTCAAGACAGATAAATTGAACATCGATTGATTTAGGTAGATCTAGAAAATAAGAGTGAAACTTCTTATCTAGTAAGTAGATTTTGTCGTGCTTTTGAAGAAACGATTCTACTAATTTAATGTCTAGTGAAAAACCTTCTGAGTGGTTGATCACAAACATATAGCCTTTCTTACCATTATGGTAGTAGATAAGACTTGGCCTAGACAGTTTAGGGTGATAGTAATCGTTAGAAGTGACAACGTTGATAAACGCCTCATCAGTCAATTCTAGACGGTCTAGCTGCTCTTTATTTTCAATGATAAAATACATAACCTGTTATTAGTCACAATTATAAACTATTGTGACGACACTAAAAAAACGATCTATTAAGTAGGTCTACTATACTTTGTGTATTGACCATCTATAAAATCAACTATGCCTAGAAAAGTTCTATTAGCATTTTCAGTAAGCCTTTGATTTGTTTCAAAGATTCCTGGTATAACGT